AATATACTGCCATTGCAAAGCCACAGGCAAACCTGCATCCTTAGTTCTAAACGCTTTCAGTAGATTCATCTATATCTCACTTTTTTGTAAAAGTACTAATTTTACCTAAATAATTTTCCTTTTATCAGCACGAACCCATTACTTCGGTTCTTGACCATCAACTCAGTCAATCCCCATACCAACGCATCCACTCTATCTGGAGATTTCCCCTTATCAGGATCAAAGGTAACCATCTGACTCTCCAACAACGGGAAGCTCCCTACATGATACACCTGACCCTTCTCATACAACGAATACACAGGCTCCGCCCTCACATACTTACCCTTCGTAGCAGAAACTAGCTTAATCCTCGTGGTAGTCCCCTGAGCCTTCAATACAGCCTCAACCATGTCTCCACCCTGGTTCTTCTCTGCCACAATACAATCCGCATTCCACCTAAACGCTGCATCGTTTGCAATCTTCGCCCAATGATTCGGAGAATACTTCCCACTCAAATCCTCCAAAACATACCCAAACCCTTCCTTGCACTTCCCAACCACGATGATACCCGTCTCATCACTATTCATGTTAGCAGTCACCGCAGGATCAAGTGCAACCACAATCCGCTTCAAGTTCGGAGCCTCATCAACCCTAGCCTTTCCAATGATAGCCCTGTTCCACAACATCCCCTCGGCATCATCTAACCAAGTACCCATGAACAAGTGGTCATACCTAGCCCTATTCTCTCGCTTAGTCTTCTCCGCAGCCTGAACAAACGACTCACTCAGATTTATCTTATTATCCAAGTAAGTCGTGTGAATGTAAGTCGTATCCTTTCTCTTATTCTTTACAAAGTCCTTATATATCCAATGACTCTTGTACGATGGGTTCATTACCAATATCACCCTGTTGTAGTTATCCTTTGCCCTGATACTCAAGTCCACCTTATCAAATATCTCAGGGTCTGTCAATTCCTCAGCCTCATCCACTACCCATGTCGACAAACCAGCAATCGACTTCAAGTTCGCAGTATTCACCCCTGAACTAGTCTTAATACCCCTGAACAGAATCTTCGACCCCGTCAGCTTATTGATAATCTCACTCTGAGTCACATCAAAGTCATTCATCTTTCCCATAATCTCAATCTTATCCAAGAACTCAGGGATAATCGAAATAAACGCAGATACCAAGGTGTATCTAGTGAAAAGAATCACATGACCCTTCTCGTAAGTCAAGTTCAACAGAAACAAAGCCAATGTCCACGATTTACCACTTCCCCTTCCTCCAGTTATCAAATAGTACCTCGTGTCAGGCTGCTCATAGAATAATGGCTTGTAATCGTCTAAAAGTTGAATCATAGCTAAATTAATTAATTCGGGATTTCCATTTTCCGTTTCATTCTCGTACACTCGGAAATATACCCCCCCTAGGGTAAATTATTTAATTGGGGAATTCCACTTTCCAATCCGTTCCCGTACACTCACGAACATACCCTCCCCTCCGCTTATTCGTCTATGCGGGTAAGCGTTTCATTATCAACGATTTGAGCTTCTTGTATCTCAATAGTTTTCGATATCCAATGAATTGGAGGAGCTACCTTTTCCCCATTCGAAGTAATGTCTATTTGCTGTTTAGGTAAGCCAAGTCTATAAGCTAACCAAAGTTTCAAAGCCTGGGTATCGCCTTCCTCGCATTTTCGCAACAAGGCAAGCCATATCTTTTCAGGGACTGCGATCGCATCCATCTGTTCAATTAGCTTTATTTCTTGAATCTTTGGTGGCCTACCTGAATTTGGCCTTGGTCCACCTCTTTGTTTCTTTTCCATGCTTTACAATAAGTTGTAAAAAAAATAGGTTTAAATTGGTTAACCTATCCAAAGGTAATTGAAAAAAATATACCAATTGATAAAAAATATTTACTTAAATACTTGACTTGTATTTACAAACCTTTGTACATTTGCTTAACATTTAACCCTAACTAATTAAATATGACAGACTTACTAATTATCGGATGCGGAACTTTATTGATTTTCGCCTTGACCTATGTTTTAACACCTAAGCAAAAAACAGCATGAAAAAGACTTTGAAAGCCATTGGACTTGTAATTTATTTCATCGTGGCATTAATCCCGATTTTTATCCTTGGCTATATGTTAGGCCTTAAATTAATTTAATCAACACTAACAAACACAAAAACAAAAAAAATGGAAAATTCATTTGCTTACCTGGAATCAATCGGAAAATCAAAAGTTTGGAAGGCATACGCTGATAACTTCGCCAATGAGGATATTTTAGAAGAAGGCTTCAATCCCAATTCAGGATATGTTTATATCGCCTTGGAAAATGGGATCACAATTGGTAGCTGTGTAGGTCAAGACGTTGAATACATTGTTTTCGATAATGAAACAGAAAACGAATTAATCCTGGATAACTACGAAGAATTAGAAACTTATTTGCTGAAACAAAATTAATCCCATAACCCAAAACACTACACAAATGAAAACTGTATTTCAATCAAACAGTCAATTGGCCCAAACATTTGCGGCCCAATCCCAAATTTTAGGTCGTACAAAGTCCATGTTTTTTGAACATGAAACGGCCTTTTCTTACGGATATCACTATATCGCCGCAAAGTTTATCACTGCTGATAATGGGGAAAAAATTTGCTTTGTAAATCGCCGTCATTATAGTGTAACTACTGCAAAGCATTGCGGCGAACTTTTGAAAGCGATTCCCTACGAAACAAAGGTTTTCCGAGTTCCTATTCCAAGAAACTTTGGATATTGGCAAATCGGCGAAGTATTAAAGCAAATGAAAGAAGAAGCGGAAAGCTATTTTAAAAAGCAGTTATCAGCTAGAACTAGTGATTTTAATTATACAATTGGAATGAGGATAGCTGGTGACATCAAAGAAATTTCAGAGCTTTTTTCGCTTTGTGTTCCTAGTTTATGGGACTTTGAATATCAGAAACAAGCTTTCCAAAAGGTTACTTTAATTTGGGATAAAAAGGTTAACTGAAGAAGTTCAATACAGAAACAATGAGGGACTTTTGTCCCTTTTTGTCTTAACCATAAACAAGAAAACAAAATGAACAGTAAACTACTAAGCAAAAAAACAGATTCAAACGGGAACGAAATTTTACTTTATCGGCATTTCGTTTTGGCTGGCATGGACTTTTGTTATGCAAAAGGAACAACAAAAAACAACAAAATCAGGAAGGTAGCTAGCTACACATACGAAATAGTTTATTCCCCATTGGGTGAAACATTATCTGAAACAAAAGGAAAAACAGTATTTATTTAATGGGACTTACACAGTCCCTTTTTTTTCACCCATAAACACTAAAAAACATGAATGCCCCTTTATTTTCAATCCACTCAATTAAGGCCCTTAAGTCCCGTACATTTTCCGTATTTCGTGCAAATATTGAGAACACCCCCGAAAAATTAGAACTAGCTAAAAGTCTTTTCCCTAGTTCGGATTTTTACTTTGAATTTCATTTCACCCCTATTTCTTTAAAGGTAGTTTTTGGGGGTTAATTACCCCCTTTTTTTAAGCGTATTTTAAGCCCATTTAAGACCTTCAAATTTTCGCCTATGTAACACCACTCAAAAAAAAATATCTCTTTACTACGGCCTTAAAAATGCCATCCTTTGCCTTTGTAGGTATCAAGGTTGCCATGCCATGCCGAACCCCGAACGGGAACGAATGGGCACGGCCGACCCATACCCCATAGTGTAAAACATGGCGGAAAACCCCCTAGTGTAAAACATGGCGGAAAAATAGCCATAGTGTAAAACAGAATGAAAAGTACCGTAGTGTAAAACAAAACCAGGTTGACCCCATAGTGTAAAACAAAACCATTTATCCTACAATATTACCCTTAGTGTAAAACAAAAATAAATTTTATAATTCCCTTGCATTTGTTGTGCAGAGTCTTGTACCTTAGCATCATTATTCACTTAAACACAAACACAATGTTAAAAGATCACCACTTTATCCTTGAGCAGTCGGGCTTTAGCCTAGAGCTCGAATCCTTCACCAACGAAGGAATTGTCCTAGACCTTTACTTCGGTAATGGTAAGTCTCTCACCCTAGAATTGTACGATGACCTCAACGAGCGGTTTACTGACCACTATCGGGTAGTATGTGCCATCCTTGATCCTTTTATTGTTGAACAGTTAGAAGCCAATGTACGCTTATGCTTTACGAAATGATGACTGCCACCGAGTACGGTGTACTACGGGGCTTTACCG